GATAGCACGGCAGCGCGTAACTGGCGTATCGACATGGCACGGCGCATGGCCAGCGGACTACGGATCGTGGTTAAACAAGAAGAAGTCCAGCAAAGTGACGTCGTGTCAATCAAGGTCGCTGAGTATCCGGCATACATATCGCCGGTAGCCAAGCGCAAAGAAGGCGGCGGCTACGAGCCGTTTGACCCTGACGACGAGTCGTCGCAAGAAGAACTGCGTCGGCAGGCTGGCGTGGCACTGGCCGCGTGGCTCAACCGCTTCCGTGGGTCCGCGGAACATATCGGGCTCGACTTGACGCCGGTTGAAGAAATAGTCCGCATTCTTCGCGATGATAAAGACGAAGCAGTTGGGGCTTGACAATATGTTGTCACCGTAGTATATAGGAGTTATCTTATGTACTACGGGAGATTGATATGGGATTATATATTCAACTGCGCGATGAAATTGTTGACGAAGAACAAGTTCGTCAGATGTGGATTAAGGCCGATAGCATTGAGGTGACGTATGACGGCGTCACTTACCTTGATCCTGAAACCGGAGAATGGCTCTGGCTAGATCGTGTAAGTAGTCACGATGATGTTCAATGGCGTTTCCTTGGCAATGAAGAATATGCCGCGGATATAATGCCTTTTGATTTTATGTTCATTCGTGATCGTTTGATGCAAAATTGCAAACTTGGTTATACGGGAGATTGAAGATGCCAAAGTTTAAAATTACCTTTTCTGATGTCTTTGAGGCAGACGACGAGTTAGATGCCATTGATGAGCTTCGGGCTTATCTTAGAGAATGCGTCGAAATGGAAGACGTAACCGCGTTTGGTTTTGAGGAGATTGAAGATGCCAAAGTTTAAGGTAACCGCCACGATGGATGTGGGCTATGAGGCCATTGTTGAAGCACCAAATGAGAGAGCGGCTTGGGACATAGCCGCCGACTCAGGCATGGACGATGGCACTGTTGATTGGGTTCAAGTAGATCAGGGTCACGACTGGACGTTGGAAAATGTTTGTGAGGTTGAGGATAAAACAAAATATCCAGAATGGAAAGTTGTTGATCCTTACTTTACGGAGAAGAAGTTAAAAGAAAGGAGGCAGAGTGATGACGGCTGTTAAAAATAAGCGGATATCCTATGAGGATATGTATGATCGGTTGCTCGACGTGACCGAAGAGTTTGGCCTTCAAGGGGCAAACCCTTTTCATGTGGCAAATGTTATGTCACGCTTTGTCGTCGAGTTGTCCTTTGATTGTGCGCCAAATGACGCGGAAGCAACGCATCTGCTACTGGACGCAATCACGGCTCGTATTGAAAGGGATCGTGAAAATGACGGTTGAGTATTTACCCGTCGAGGGTTGCGAAGAGTGTGAGTTCTTTGAAACTGCTTGCCCTGAGTGTATCCTTTATGGGGAAGCAGAAAAGGTCGAAGACGATGTTAAAGATCACACGCTGTAATAACTGTAATGAACCGGCTGCCGCAAAAGACGGCGGCCGGTTCTTGTGTTCTGATTGTTGGTTTAACTTATGGGCTCCACGGGAGATGCTTCATGGATCGAAAGAAAGAAATTTTGGAAATGTCGAGAGACATGGACTGGCCGACGGCCGTCCAAAACATCAATCAGGTGGTAAGCTTGTACGCTTCCCGTATTGCATCTGAAGGGCAGTTCAGCCCCGAAGCTGTAAAGCGGGCGTGTGAAGTTCAAGCCGCTTGGGAAAGGATACAACGTGGATAGCACCGATAGCTTTGATGAAGCCGGTCAGCGGGTCGAGGATCTGCTGGATGAAATGGCCAAGGACGGTCACGGCGCAGGGGCCGTCATGGGCGGCGCACTGACCGCGATTATCTTCCGGCTGATAATATCCTCGCCGGACTCTACGACGGCCATTGGCATGATCACGTCGTGCATGGCCAGCGGAGCCCGCGCCGCGGTCGAGTATGAAAACGAGAACGCGGCGACGACGCATTAAAAAAACCCCCAGCCGCAAAGCTGGGGGTTTCTCTGTTTAAGAAGTTTTTATCCTTAAACTTTTCTAAAGTAGCCACCACGCATAACTAAATGTGGCTCGTATCTGGGATGCAAAGGAACCCAGTAATATGTCGCGTACTTCTTGTCACCCTTGAATATGTCAATCATCAGGAGCCTTGCTTGCACAAAATCACTAGCCCTACCAAGATTTTGACAATGCGCGGCATCAACCTTGTTTTTGGAGACATACCGTTGTGCCTCATCCTTTGCTTCAGTAACTGTTGCAAAACCATCTTTGTTAACGGTGATGTCATTAACTAAATCTTGAATTTCTATCCTCACATCCATACCTTCAATCCCCTTCGCAAAAGACTAAAATATATTTTTAGTCTTGTATGAGAGTCTATCATAAAATCCCATACTTGTAACTGTGACATAGTGTCGCACCCTGAAACCAAGGCTGGAAGCCAAAAACGCCGTTGGCCGGTCGAGGGTAGTAAACCACCGGAAAACACCTAAAGCCTGTGTATGGGCTTCTATGGGCGATTATGGGATGTTAACTTAAATTAGGTTAACATAAATTTTACCGCTAAAACTTTCTAAAATTTTATGCTTGGCAAGTATGGGATTGTATGCTATAGTATAAGAACAATCAGAAATGATTGTGTGGGCGGGGTGGTGAAGACACCCTAGCGACTCTACGGCCTCAGTGCCGACTGGGAACCACGGTTCCAGTAGCCGCCTCGCCCAACGCTGTTTGAAATCGTTAACTACTACAGGAGGTCAGTATGACTGATTGTGCAAAAGACTGGGTGTTGCCCAACGGCTTCACCTTTATCGCTTCAACCGCCGGTATGTACGGCTCATGGGCCAAGGCCACCGATCCGATGACCGCGGCTCGTAACGCCGTTAGGGATAATGGTAATAAATATCCCGATTTTGTGTCCGTGTGGTACGGGCCCGACGAAACCACCTACATAAATGAGATAGGTGGGCTCCAGTACCATGCCGATACCGCTGATAAAATGGTTCCTATCGGGTTTTTTGAAGTGAGAAAAAATTCCGTAAAGCCATCAAATGATGAGCGTTACACTCATTCACAATTCATGGACGATAACCTAAAAAACTTTGTTGCGTCGTTTGAACGATGGAATGATGAACAAAAACAATAGTTTAGAGAGCGCGGCCCACGGGTCGCGCTTTTTAGTTACGCGTAACACTATATAGGCTCAAAAAATAAAAAAATATTTTTGAGTAAAAGTAAGCGTTACAAGCGTTACAGCGTTACACTGTATATTAAAGGTATGAAAAACATAATATTTTTTTGTAACGCAGTAGTGTAACGCTATTAAAACAAGGTCGTTACACTTTCTTAAACAAGAAAACGGCCTTATTGGCTGGAATTTTGGTTTTTTATAAAAATATTTTTTGCTCTATATAGTGTAATGCGTTACTAATGTTTGAACGTGACCTTTTTAACGGGGTAATTATGGCAAGAATAGCGGCGGGTAAGATAACCGGTAAACCCAGAGAACGTCGAGGCAGACCACCGGCTGGCGTAGACCAGCCCCTGACCCGTAAACAGGAACTCTTTGTAAAAGAACTGGTGAGTAAAGACGGGCAGATTACACTGCGCGAGGCGGCCATAAATGCTGGATATGCAGTAACGTCTGCACATAGCAGGGCTTATGAACTGACTAACCCGCATATATCGCCCCATGTCGTGGCGGCCATACAGTCTTATCGGCGGGAACTTGATGAAAAATATGGCATCACGTTTCACCGGCACGTTAGGGATTTGCAGAACATAAGGGATTTGGCTTTGCAGAACGGCGCATACAGTGCCGCCGTACAGGCTGAATATCGAAGGGGACAAGCGCAGGGGGACATATACGTCAACAAATCAGAAATCCGTCATGGCTCTATCGACAGTATGAGTAAAGAGGATGTTTTGAAAGCCCTAGAGGAACTCAAGCAAAGCTATGCCCCAGTCACAATCAACATCACGCCGGAAGATGAAAACCCCAGCAATCGCAACAAAGCGAGAAAGCGGCTTTTACAAGCAGATAAAGGAAGCGGCGCAGAGGTCGAAGCGGAAGTTTCTGCTGACGCGGATTGAAAATTATGTTGGAGCCGGAATACCAGACTTGCTTATATGTGACGAGTTTGGTGTGTTTCATTTTGTGGAGCTTAAATTTCTGACAAGCAATGGCGTTACGTTACAGCCGTCACAAGTGGCGTGGCTATCCCGTCACCAGCATAGCCCGTCATGGATATTGATTAAGAAACAGAACAAGCCGACAGATGATCCGGAAATGTTTTTGTATCCCGCCAGCGCGGCGGTTGATTTGAAAATGGACGGCTTACAATCCGTCGAGCCGATACACCACCAGAAAGGCAAATTTAATTGGGATGTAATTTTTGACTTGATTTGTCCCAGATAATCCTATATGTAGGGGCATCGTTAATTACTACGGGAGTTATGAACGATGTTGGAATTATCCAATTTTGAAAAAGGTTTTTTGACCGCACACTTTGAAGCGCACTTGCGCTTTGAGGATTATCGTTGTCAGGGCAATGCTTGGTATGAGCATCTTGACGATGAAATGGAATGGGTAGGTGTACAGGTTTTGGGCAGAATGTTTGATATCTGTATTTACTTTGCAGAAAAGCCGGACCCTCAATATCCACAAGATTTAGTCGCCGTGGTTTATGAATGCCACCCTGATGCTAAAGGTGAGTATCACACCAACGTGAAGAACCAGTGGTTTTTAAAAGAGGTGAGCCATGACTGATAATTTTATAAAACAAAAAGTAGTTTTCGTGAATGTTAAAATTATTGTCAAACCTGATGCAGATATACAGGAAATTATATCAGAATGCGATTATGAATTTATCCACGATGATATTGTTGAAACTGAAATAGTAGACTTTAACGGCTAAAATTACTACGGGAGTTATGAACGATGAGTGAAGATCAATCAAATAATTTTTTTAATCTTGAGGATTTGATTAACACCCTGAGAGCTAATAACGCTCTGGGATTGAAGCGGGTCCATGATGGCACTGATAATGAAGGCACTGTGTCTGATTTACTACATGATGTGGGTTATGCCCTGTATGAATTGGGCGGCTTGGATAAAGTGGATTGGGATAACTTGCGGAATAGCTTGGGGCATAAGCGATGAAAAAATATAACAGCGTTTTAACCTTGTCTTTTTCTGTAGACCATGACGAGTTAAACGGGTCCGATATAACGCCGGAAATGTTGCGAGAGGGACTAAACCGGCGTTTATCTGCAATGGATGATCAGGAATTATTTGAAGCCGCCACCGGCTGTTTTAAGGATGGTTGTGATTATCTTGACGACACTATTGAAAACTAGCACGGGAGATTGCGAACTAATGTTTATATTTTCTATTATTGGCCGGTTGTTATATGGGCCGGACTGGGAAAAGCGGACGCGATATGTAAGCCGCCGTCGAAGATAAAATTTTAAAAAATACTAGGCCCCGTCGATACATCTTGACGGGGCTTTGTTTGTCCACTATATAAGACAAATCTTATAAAACACGGGAGATTAAATTGGATATTGATTATGACGCTATATATAACGCCGTCGATAAAATTTCTAAAATTTCGGATGAAACTGAAATAAAAAATATTTTGGATAGCTTGGGATCTATTGAGCGTATGAAACTGAAAGAAATTGTTGGGCGTGTTGCCCTAATCCGCGACTAAATACTAGGCCCCGTCAATATATCTTGACGGGGCTTTGTTTGTTCTATATATGGGATAAATCGCATTAACTACGGGAAATAGAAAAAATGCTTAAAACTGTTAAAAATTCAACAGCCAATAAAACAGCGGGCTTGGCCGTTACATATAGGGCGGGCAAGGCTAACAATTTTGGAACTTGCCCCGCCGATTGCAAACTAAATGATAGCGGGCGCGGGTGTGGTGCCGGTCAAATAGATTTTGAATATCTTGACGCCGTGCTAGATGCCAAGCCACGGCGCGGGGAAAGTTTCACCTATTCACATTTTCACCCGTTATATTGGGCGCAAAAACTGGCCCCAAACAAAACCACAATAAATTATTCCGCCGATAATTTGTCGGAAGCCGTGCAAATTGTGAAAAACAAAATTGCGCCGGTTGTAACAGTCGTTAAAAAATCATTTTGGAAAAATGGCAAAAACGCAACCGCCGACGGGGTGCGTGTCATTAGATGCCCCGCCGAATATTTAGAAAATTTAGGTTGCGTCAATTGCGGCAACGGCCAGCCGTTATGCGCCCGCCTTGATCGTGATTATATCGTCGGGTTTACTGGCCACGGGGCTAGCAAAAAGAAAATAGAAAATGAACAGCGCGGCGGGTGTTATGCCGCGGGGGGCAATGTTGCTATTCATTGGCGGGCAACCGCCGGACAAGAACAAGAACAAACCGACGGGGACCGGTTGCGGGCTTTTGTCAAAACATTATCGCCCCGCGCCATTATCCGGCACCACGTCGCGGGTGATATAGGGGCCGAATAGAAATTTTAGAAAATTCTAATTGCATAAAATCGCATATTATGGTAACACAATCACCGGCGGCGCGTTTTGCCCGCCGGTTTTTTAACTTTTACGGGAAAATGAAGCCATGACTTACACAATCGAAAATTCGAACAATATGATGCAAATTGACGGCCAGCCGCAAAATGGCATATTAGGTGCTAACCAAGGCCCCCGCCATGAAAAGCACTCAATCGAAAATAACAAGAGTTCGCTTCGAAACTTGCTGTTAAAGGTGCAGGATCAGCACGCCCGCGCCGCCGATTATCTAGCCCCGACGCACGACTTGCAGAAAATCACGTCGGACAATGGGCGGCCCCAAGTTGTGATTGAACAACGCGGCGGGGAACCCACCAAAATTTTTGACATTAACGACGTGGCTTTCACTCAAATCGCTGGCCATGCGGAAATAGAAGCGAGAACGGCCCGCAAATTGCAAGCCGAATATTCGCCGGAGTTTGACGCGCTCATAAATGCAATTTGGCAAAAAAAGCCAGCCGTCCGGATGTTAAGAACGCACGACTCAGCAAATCCCGACGTTGTAACCAACGGCTATTTGCGGGCTTTTGTTTCGGACAAGTTTAAGACTTTCGACAATATCAATCTGTTGCAATCGGCGTTGCCGCAATTGATGGACAACCCCGCCGCGTTTCAAGTTGTAAATGCTGACGTAACCGACAAGCGGCTATATTTGCGGCTTAAATCGTTGGTTCAGACTGGCACGGGTGCCAATGTCGGCGATCATATGGCCAACGGCATCGGCTTGCAAAATTCCGAAGTTGGCGCGGGTTCGGTTTCTGTTTATCAAATCGCTTGGACACTGGCTTGCCTTAATGGAATGCAAACCCAAAACAAAACGCGGTCCAGCCATATCACCTCGGCCCGTGATACCGACGATTGGGGCTTGCTATCCGACGCCGCAAAAGATGCCGACAATAAAGCGTTGGAATTGAAGATACGCGATTTAGTCGGCGTTTATTCCAGCCGTGATGCATTTGATCAAGTTATTGAGCAAATGAAACAAGCCGCCGCCGACGTGATCGACGGCCACGCCGTCGAGAAAACCGCCGTTGTTGAAAATCTTGGTAAGGTGATGCAATTGACCAAAAAAGAAACGTCCAGCGTTCTTGACGGCTTGCTGGATACAATCGGCCAATCCGGATATGAGCAGGGCCAGCCGATAAGCCGCGCCACGTTGGTAAATGCGGTGACCGCCGTGGCCAATAAAGCCGAGGCCGACGACGTGGACGCGTGGCAATTGCGGGGCGGGCAAGTTTTGAATATGAAGCCCGCCGACTGGCAACGCGTGGCCGCCGTGGCCGCATAACCGGCCCGCATATATCCCACACTGGCCCCGCCAACCGGCGGGGCTTTTTTTATGGGGGTTGCATTATATGGGACAATATGCGACAACGGGTCATCGGGTGGCCGTGGTGGCCGCCCCTTTCCAAGCTATGGGAGCTTAAAAAATGGAAAATCTAAACTTCGACAACGACGCAATCGTAGATCCAAAAGACGCCGAAATTGCCGAATTGAGGAAACAGCTAGAACTGTCCAATCAGCGTGATCAATTAAAAGCCGATCAACTGGACCAGCTAGGTGACGCGGTTATGGGTTTGATTGGCGATAAAGTTGAAGCGTTGGCCGATAGCGTGGCCAGTCGTGAAATTGAACGGGCGTTGGACGATTTCAACATTTCTGAATATGAGTATGAAATTGGCGAAATGATCGACGAGCGGTTGCCGGAGGGGCTGGACGACGAAAGCCGCGCCGACGATTTGAAAGCCGCCGTGCGTGAAATACTGGCCGAAGCCAACATAAAGATTGAGTTAGAATAATGATCGGCTTAATCAAAAATATTCTGATCGGCTTATTGGCCGCATATATTCTGATCGGGCTGGCTATGGTTCTTTCATATCCTTTACTGGCTTATCACTACAGCTAGAAGCCCCGCACAATCCAACAACGCGCCCGCCGGTGGTAACATACCGGCGGGTTTTTTAATGCCCGCCACTGGCCCGCGTTGGGCGATTAAGCCAGTTAATCACGGCGGGCCATGCCCCGCGCCCATTGCCCCAAACATACCGGCCCGCCACCCGTGGCCAGTTGGCCGTCGTCACCGGCAACCGGCAACCGGCAACCGGCAACCGGCCGGCAATCGCTGTATCCGGCCCGCTGGCCGTGGCCACCGGCAACCGGCCCAGCGGCCCGCGGCCCGTTGTTATTGACCGCCCGCCGCGGCCCGCGGCCCGCGGTTAGGGACCCCCGGCTATCGGGTCAAAACCCGCGGTTTTCTGCCATTTTTTCGCGATTTTCGCGCCGCGGCCCGCGCTGTCGCAAGCGTGAGCTAGGGCCATGTTTCTCGCAAATATTTATGTGAAAAATGATATGAGTTGTTAACTGCCTAATTATTGTGCATATTTATGCGTATCTTTTATGCAGTTAGGGGCCCCCTATGGATGTTTCAGATCAGGAGGCGAAACTTCGTCTTCGGTTAGCTCAAATTGAACGTAATGAAGCTTGTCGAGCGGACTTTTTAATCTTTGTAAAAAATATGTGGCCAGAGTTTATCGCTGGTCGTCATCATAAAATTATCTCTGATAAGCTTGAGCGTGTAGCTAGCGGCGAGTTGAAGCGTTTGATCATCAATATGGCCCCGCGTCATACGAAGTCCGAGTTCGCTTCGTTCTTGTTTCCTGCATGGATGATGGGTAAGAATCCAAAAATGAAGATCATTCAAGCAACGCACACCACGGAGCTTGCAGTAAACTTTGGACGAAAGACGAAGAACTTAATTGATAGTGACGATTACAAAGACATATTCCCGGAAGTGCGTCTGGCTGCTGATAGTAAAGCGTCAGGACGATGGGACACCGCCTCTGGTGGTATGTACTATGCCGTTGGCGTGGGATCGAACTTGGCGGGACGCGGCGGTGATCTCGTAATCATTGATGACCCGCATTCGGAACAGACAGCGATGTCGGCGAATGGTTTTGACGATGCATGGGATTGGTACACAGGGGGCCCCCGACAGAGACTCCAGCCGGGTGGGTCGATAGTTCTGGTTCAGACGCGCTGGTCCGAAAAGGACATGACGGGTCAACTGCTTCGTGCAATGGCTAAAGATCCTTTGGCAGATCAGTGGGAGGTTGTAGAACTTCCTGCTATTTTTGATGACGACACGCCGTGTTGGCCAGAGTTCTGGTCTATGGAAGATCTCACCGCGGTCCGCGCATCTATACCGCCCAGCAAATGGAACGCGCAGTATCAGCAGAACCCGACGGGCGAAGAGAATGCGATTATCAGGCGGGAGTGGTGGCAGCGTTGGGAGAAGTCGAACGTGCCTAACTTAGAGTTTGTAATACAGAGTTATGATACGGCGTTTAGTAAAAGAGAAACTTCTGACTTTTCTGCAATTACAACGTGGGGTGTTTTTCACCCAGAAGAGGCTGGGGGACCCCCGGCGTTGATACTTCTTGATAGCCAGAAGGGGCGTTGGGATTTTCCGGAACTGAAAGAGATAGCGTTGGATCAGTATAAGTATTGGGACCCCGACACCGTCATCGTGGAGGCGAAGGCGTCTGGTTTACCGTTGACGCATGAATTAAGAAACGTAGGAATACCAGTTGTTAACTTTACGCCGAGCAAAGGTAATGATAAGGTTACGCGAGTTCATTCTGTATCTCCTCTTTTTGAGGCGGGCATGGTCTGGGCACCGGACGAAGCGTTTGCAGACGAGTTGATTGAAGAGGTAGCCGCGTTTCCCAATGGTGAGTATGATGACTTGGTAGATAGTATGACACAGGCTTTGATGAGATATCGTCAGGGTAATTTTGTACAACTACCGTCGGACGACTGGGGCGATGAGGATACAGAGATAAGGGTTAGGGCTTATTACTGATGTCAGATAGTGTAGTAAATTTGGGGGCTGCCGGGGAGTATATCGCCGACAAGTTTGAAGACGTTGTTGATTATTTTACAGGGGCCCCGGAAGCTCGTGCCTCAGATACTTACATCGTTAAAAAGAGCCGGAAGGGTCAGACCCTGTATAGTGGTAAAGACCCCAGAGGAGAGACGTTTGCAGATTTTTTTGGTTTTTCAGGTTTTGAAAACGGCGGAGACGTACAGTTACAAGACGACGGGTCCCTTCCCGGTGTAGATGATTTACGTTTTATGACCCCAGAAGAAGTGGAAACGGGTTCATACAATTACCTTCAAGATCTGGAGCAGCAGATGATGCATCATCTGTCGGAAGCTCAAAACCCTGTAGAAATGCAAGGGGATGTTTTTCCCACTCAAAGGTCAGTGGACAACGCACGTTATCATTACGAAGAAGCAGAAAGATTACGAGATCAGATTGAACTTTTCAGAAACCGTCGTGCTAGTGCGGTTTTGAACTATCCTGAAAGTGATCAAAAACTTTATATGAAGGAGGGTCAGGACCCGTATGTAAAGGGCTTTCCGGACTCTATTGTTGAAGGTTACCAAGAAGGCGGCATAGTAGACCTTGGAGAAGGGTCCCCGATGTCGGTAGCGACAAAGGAGGAGCTAGAGGAGTTCTTGGAGTTTCTTCGCAGGAACAGACCGTCCTACAAGGAAGGGGAAATAAAAGAGTACAGGGATTTTCCCATACTCGGTATGCAGGAGATTGACCCCAACGCGAGAGTTATGATTGACGGTAAGTTGCAGCAGGCTCCACGCGATACTATAGATTATGCGGGTCAGAGCATGGGCCGCGAAGAGTTTTACGAGGGTTTTGCAGACAC